AGAGCGGCAATGTTGCCGGCAGCAACGCCGGGCATGTCAGGAACCTCGATGATGGCTTCGCCGCCAAGCGTTGCCGGCTGACCGGCGGCATAAGAAGGCTGCCAGATGTAATTGCCTTGACCGTCCTTCAGCTTACGGGTCGCTGCCTGAGACAAGCGGTTCATGTAAAGCTTGGCGCCGATGCGGTAGCTGGCATTGAGATCATAAAACAGGTTGATGAAGCCGTCGGTGGTCAAAGCCGCCGCCGCACCGCTGTTGACGGCCTTGATCGCGCCCCAGGGATGGCGCGCGGCATTGGTGGCGCCGGTGACATATGTCAGAATGCCATAGGGCTTGTTGACGCCATCGCCGGAGATGAAGGCGATGTTCTCCTGGCGGGAAAACTCGGTATCAACCTCGCCGGCAAGCCATGCCTGCAGGTCGATCTCGGAATCTTCGAGCAGCGTCTGCGACGCAAACGGATTGGCGTAAAGTTCCCCCGGCACGAAATCCAAGGTGCCGAGCTGCGGCGTCGACGTTGCCGGCCGAGCGGCGGTTTCGCCAACCCAACCGGAACCGGTGGCGCGGTCATTGTAGACCTTGCGGACGCCGGCACCGCTGATTGACAGCACCTGGGCGTTCTGGCGGATCGGCGAGATCTCCTTCAGCTTGCTGGTGATGGTGCGGTCCCATTCGACCGGCGCCAGATAGCCGCCGTCGGGATTGGAGCCAACCGTCATTGCGGCGCGAACCCCTTCCTTGCTCTTGGTGCGGATGGTCTGTTCCTCGTCGCCATGGCGGAAGAACTTTGCCCAGGTCTCGGAATATTCCGGATCGGAGGGCTGTTTGCCATCCTGACCACCGCCAAGGTTGGATGCGGCCATCTTGGCGTTGAGATCATCGATCGCTTTTTGGAAATTGCCGACGGCATCGTCGATGCGCTGGACCTTCTCGTCGAGGATGACATCGGCCTTGGCCTTCAGCTTCTCGTCGTTGGCCTTCTTGAAGTCCTCAAAGGCGGCCTGAAGTTGGCCGATCATCGCCTTTGGGTCGTTGGCATCGGCACGCACGCCCTGACCAACGATGGCGCGTGGTTTGGTGAGCGCCGTTGCGGTTGCAAGGGCGCTGGGGAAAATGTGCTTCATTAGAAGCTCTCCTATTTAGGTTGCGGAAAGTGTAGCAATGAGCCCGGCAAGGCCGGACCAGTCCTCGACAGCGCCCGGCTTGTCTTCAGAGGCAGCGCCCAACGTGTCTTCAGATGGCGTGCCTTTGATCCTGTTGATCCGAGCCCGCGCGTCTGAGCGCTTGTGCCCGGCTGAGACGAGCGCCAATTCCATGGCGCGCAATTCGTTGATGGCGAGATCGTTGGCCTTGGCGGTCTCGTCGACCGTCATGGCGTCGGACGACAGCAAAGCGTCGGCAAAGCCGCGATCGACGGCCTGAGAGCCCGACATGTAAGTGCCGTCGCCGCCGTTGGCGTTCATCCATTTCGAGACGTTGTCCGGCGTCTGGCCGGTGCGCTGGGCGTACAGGTCGACCATCGCCTGGTCGAAGGGTTCCAGCCAATCGGCCGTTTCGCGCAGATCCAGGCGGTTGCCGATGGCCATGACCCAGCAATTGTGGATCATCAGGAACGAAGCGGCGCCAATCTCGACGCGGTCGCCGGCCATGGCGATGATCGAGGCGGCAGAGGCTGCCATTGCCATCACCTTGACCGTGACCTCCTGCGGATGTTCGCGCAGAATATTGTAGATGGCGATGCCCTCGAACATGTCGCCGCCGGGACTGTTGATCTGGATTTCGACAGGGCGGTCGCCGATGGCGCGCAGCTGCGCCGCGACGTTCTTGGCGGTGATGCCGCCGCCGGACCAAAAATCCTCGCCGATGACGTCGAACATAGTGATGACGTTGTCGCCGGTGGCAATCGCCCGGACGCCGGCCGCTTCGTTGGCCCATTTGTCAAAGACGCTCGACTTGGTGAGCGCGGAAACATTCTGCGTCGCCGGCACCGGCAGCGCACCGGGACGAGCCTTGGCAAAGACGCAGATATTAGGCAGCTTTCGCATTTTTGTCCTCTTTGACAGTCGGGGCGCTGTTCTGACCCATCAGCGGATTGGGTGGATCCTCGCGCTTTGGCAGATCCATGACGTCGCGCACTTCGTCGACATGCATCCATGGCGACGATCCACCGGAGCCGAGCGCCTTTGACAGAAAATCCGCCTGGTCTTTCAGTGAGCCGCGCAGCAGTGCGGCGGCATTGAACTTGGCGGCATAGGCGTCCTGGTCCTTGTCATCGAGCAAGGAGCGCTCGACGGCCTGTTGCCAAGCCTCGAACCATGGATTGAGGGCATAGGCGACGAAGAACTGACCAAGCGCCTCGATGCCGGAACCCCAGCTGGTCTCGTCGACCATCAACAGCGGTCGGGGAACGCCGGTGACGCGGGCGATTTCCTCGACCTGCATCTTGCGGATCTCGATCAACTGCGAATCCCGTGCCGTCGAGCTGATCGGCTTGTAATCCATGCCCTCTTCGAGAATGAGGTTCTTGCCGGCGTTTTCGGCGCCTTCCTTCTCGGCAAGCGAGGCTTTCAATCGCTCATAGGCCGGATCGGACAGCTTGCCCTTGTGCGACAGGGCGCCGCCGACAAAGGTGCCGTTCTTGAACATCCGGCCGGCGGCCTTTTCCGCTGCCAGAGCCAGGCCGATGGCGTCCTTGGCCTGGCGGACCAGCGACAGACCGCAAATGCCGTCGAGCGATAGGCCACGAAGATGGAAGACGTCGTCGGCGTTGAGGTTGCGCTGACCGCCCTCCTTCGGATTGTAGATATAGCTGATCGACCAGTCGGCGTTCTGCACGGGTCTGATGAGTTCCGATGCGATCGGCACCAGGCCGACCACACGCTTCTTGCCGGTGCGGATGTCGAGCGAGCGGACGATCAAGGCGTAGGCATTGCCGGTCGCCAGTGCCCGTAGCTGCATCAGCGACCGAAAGTCATAGGCGCTCTGCCACTTGTTCGGCTGCCGGTGCAGCACCCGATAAAGCGGATGGTCGGTCGCCTTTTCCTTGGTGGCCTCGTTGATCAGCTGCAACGGCAACATGCCGATCGCGTTGGAGATCAGCGTGAAGGCCCGAAACAGCGCCGGGTTTCGCATGGCGGTGGCCACGGTAACATGGGCGCCGGAGGCCGACTCACTTCCGAAGAACAGGTAATCGACCAGTCTTGGATCATCGAGGCTAAACGTCTCAGACCGCAGCGCCGCCTCGGACTTGCGGGAAAACATATCTCTCCATTTTCCCACGATCAAACCATCCTTATTCCGCGCTCTTCATAGACCGAGATCCCGGAGGCATCCGGATTGCGGCTCATGAGCATGGCTGCGTTGAAGCACGAGACCAGCGGATCGATTTTCGCGCGGCCGGCCGTCTGTTTGGTGATCAGCACCGCGCCGCCGCGAACCTCGACTTTGGCGTTGGTGACGCACCAGTTCATCATCGGTTGATCGGCATGGACGAGCGTGCCGTCCTTCAGCTTGCGCTCCATGCCCCAGGTGGCCGGCGACAGCGCCGCACCCTGGCGAATAGAAACGAGCAGCTCGTCCGGCAATCCGCGCGAGGCCAGCTCGTCGACCAGAGCGGCGACGCCATAGGGGTCGAGCCCGACGCCGGCCTCGGCCGGCATCAATCCGGCTTCCCAGACCTCGACGATGATGTCGGCGGCGTCGGTAATGTCCTGCGTGGCGTTTTTGCAGACCCACAGGTCGCCACTTTTCTCGAAGTCGAGCAGCGCGGGTGCAATGTCTTTCCGCCGCTCCAACACATCAGGATGTGCCCAGGCGCGGCTCCAAGCCAACCATTTCTTCGTGCCTTTCTCTCGGCCGATGACGGTGAGCCCGAACAGATCGTCGAGACCGCCGCCGTCGATGCCGGCAACACAGACCTCCGAGCGCGCCATTAGGCTTTGAAGCGTCAGGGTCGGATCGGTCGCCTGCAGCCAGTATTCGGCACCCGGCCAGCGATCATTCATGATCGACAGCCCGACCTCGACGTTAAAGTGCTGCGAGGCGATCAGCATCAGCTGACCGATGCCCTCGTGCTCGGCCTTGGTGATCTCGTCTTCGAGAAAGGCCTCATCGACCGAGCGGTTGAGGTTTGGGTTGACCATTCCCCAGGTCTTCGGATCTTTCCAGCCGCCATCCTTCGATAGCCGCTGCGGCAGCTCATAGAGCACCGCAAGGATCGGCAATTGCATCTTGCCGTCGCGAACTTGCCGGGCAATGTCGAGTTCCGCCTTGAACACGCCGGAGGGCGGATCCTTCGACTGCGTGGTGATCTGCAGCAAAAAGCCGTCCGGCCGCGCCGCCAGTGAACCGCGGATCTCGACGAACACCTCGTGCGCCTTGGCCTTCTTCGAAAAGACGTGGGTCTCGTCGATCAGAATGAAGGTCGCCTTCGAGCCGGTGATGACATCGGCGTCAGCCGCCTTGATGACGATCACTGCCAGTGACAGGCGATGGGTCAGCGTGCGCTGATGCTGCTGCAGATGGAACAGTTTTGCCAGTTCCGGGTCGAGGCGGATAATGCCGGCCGCCTGCTTGAAGGCGATGTCGGCGATCTTCTTGGTCGGCGCGATCAACAGCAGCTCGGCTTCCGGCCGCCGGTTGAGGATTGCCGCCGTCACCATGATCGCAGCGGCAATGCTGCTCTTGCCGTTCTTCTTGGGCACCAGCAGGAAGAATTCGCGGATCATCCGCCGCTGAGTGGTCGGATCATAGCTGCCGAACAGCGCACGGACGAAGTCGAACACCCATTGGCCGCAGGCCTCGCCATAGCTCGGCTGACCAATGACGTCGGGCACGCGCAACCGCTTGAAGACCCGAAGGGCTCGTTCCGCTTCGTCCTCGAACAGCGGAAGATCCGGCACGAGCGATCGGCGGTTGATGATCCGGTCTTCCCAATCCAGACAAGCGGTTACCCACTTGCTGCGGAATTGGCCGCTGGTTGCATGCACCGACATCAGTTCACAATCCCGGGAATACGCAGGTCATCGCCCCATTCGCTGTTTTCGCCTGCGGTCTCGGCCGCGTGCGTGGCGGCTTCCTTCTTGCCGACGCTTTTCTTTTTCTGCTTTTTCGGCTCGTGCTCGCCGTTGAACGATGCGGCGGCCAGCATCTGGTCGTTTCGTTCCATCAGGCGGCCGAACTCCTTGAAGGCACCGACGTTGCCGCCTTCGGCCATCTGCCAGGCCAGTTCGAGGCGGCGCATTTCCAGCTGGTCGCGCGCAGCTTCGCGTCGCTTCAGCTCGTGAAAATAATTCTTGCGCAAAGTCGGCAGAGAGATCGCCAGCGCGTTGGCAATGCGCGGGCTCGCCCATCCAAGTGCGACTAACATCTTGACTCTATTACGAGATATCTGCGTGGCGACGTGAGACGGCCGACCAACCTTCCTATCAGCGACGACAAATGGGTTGCCGAAGAGGTCTAAAATCTCGGTCATCAGAAAAAAATCTCTGCGTGAGGGGGACGCGGGTGTGGGCGGTTGGGGGTCTCCAGACTTTCGACCACCCCCTTCCCACCGTGAAACATCGGGCTTTTGCGATGTTTCACGCAATATTGTTGCTTAGCTCGGCACTCTCGGAACAGACGTCTGGGTCGCGCTACCAATCGGGTCGCGACCGTTCATGCTTCTGCTTTTGGCTATCGTGGTAAGCCTTCGACACCGTCTGCAGGTTGCTTGGATCCCAGAACAGGTCTTCGTCACCACGATGTGCAACGATGTGGTCGGCGACCGGGCTGTTATCGGCTGGATATTTGCCGATGCAGAGGATGCCGGTCTTTTGGCAGGTGTAGTTGTCCCTGATCCATACCTCCTGTCGAAGCCTCTGCCAGCGGGCGGTGCTGTACCGCTTGCGCCATCCGACGTTGCGGTCACGCTCCTTGAACCGCTCCGCTTCGGCGTCCTGTCTCGACTGCACTGCGACCCGAGAGCCAAGCGTTTGCAGTCGCGGCTTAAGGTTGATCAACCTTGCCATGTGATGCCCACATTCTTTGAATGCAAAAGGCGACCGTGAAGCCGCCCGTCATTCGTTCTGTCATGATGTCATAGCTTACGCACTGGCCCTGAATCGATGCCTCGCATGAGGCCGACAGGGCGGGGTCCGACCGGTGTACCGACCCGGAAGCTTTCGCTTCACTCGCCTCTGGTCAATGCCATCGGCTCAAGGGCTCACTGCAGGATCATCGGATCATCCGTCGCGGATTTGTACTCACAGCAGTTCGAGAAATGCAATAGGCATCATCACCCTGGTCATGCGCCCAAAGATGTTCACGTCGACCGGGATCTCGGCGGCGATTTCGCGATCACCTTTCTTCGTCCCCTTGCGCGCAACGATCACGGCAGTGGATGATGCAAACGCTCCCATCGTTATCCGCGCAGACATTCCTGGCTTGAATGAGGAGGCCAAAGTCGGCTCGCAATTGATCGCGCCGGCTTTGGCCATGTCTATGAAACGCTTGATTGTTTTGCTCTCGAAGCGGAAGACACGGTTCCCGCAGCCGACAATCGAGATCACGTCATCCACGTGACGAAGACCTATGAATGCGGACGGCGATGGTACGCATTCGACGAACACATATCCGCGAATGATGGGTCGAGGCGAGGCAGGAATTGTGCGGCCACGACGGCGTATCTCTTCGGTCTTGTAGGTCGGCACCGCTACACGAACAGCGAGATCGTCAAGCCGTTTTTCCACAGCATATTCGCAGCCGGTCATCACTCCCAGGCCAAACCATCCGGCCAAATCGGGATAATCATCGACGATCCGCTTCGATGCCATGCTGATTTGGCTTATGCGGATTTCCTTTTCGCGTGCCAGCTTGTCGAGCTTGATCATGCCATCGGCGGAGATTTTGAACTCGAAATCCCCGTTTCTATGCTGCATCGTCATTGCCCCATCCTTCCAAAAGCTTGCGCTGGAACAGCCTTAAAGCGGCATCGACTGCCTCGTCAGGATCATCGATCTCCTCAGGCAGAGCCGGAAACTGAACGAATTCCAGGCCGCTTGGCTCGGGAAGCCATGGCCAGCAGCGATCGAAGTGCAGGCGTTTCCAAGCATCCCAGATCGGGCCACCAATTTGCACCTTGTCAAAGCCTCGGGAGAGCTCGACCAAGCCGGCGGGAACGCTAACGCGCTTTCCTTTCACGTTGTCCAGCGCGATTTGATGAAGCCGCACCGCCTCCGGCCAACCGTATTTCTCGCGCTTGTCGCGCCACATGAGATCGGCCTTCTCCGGGTGATCATCGACCACTCTTTGCTCGATGGCGTTCAACCTGAGTGGCATTGGCGATCGAGACAGCGCGGCCAGCCGCATGGCACTCCAGGGCCTCGAATAGGCGGTGTAGCCTTCAGGAGCGGTTGCGGTTGCGATCGCTGTCCTTTCGCCCAACCGCTCCCAAGCCCGCTCGGACAGGTAGGTCGCTGCAGCCTTGGAGAACTTCCGTCCGCTGGCCTTCGCAGCCTTCAGGTAGTCCGGCGTGCGCTCTTCACAGGCCGTCCGCTGGTCTGCGGTCAGCCCCTGCCACAAGCGACGCGTCGTCGCCTCGGTATCGGTCGCATAGGTCGGCCAGGTCGACCACCACCTGCGAAACCGCCGCTCGATGGCCCTGGGACTTTCTTCCCCTTCGCCTTCGCGCGCCTGCTCTCTCTCAATCTTGTTAAGGGGAGTCGTTAAATAAGAGTCCTTAATAGGTGCCGGCCCAGAGTCGGCAGGGGGTGCCGGTCCAGAGTCGGCACCCCCTGCCGATATACCGGCAGGGGGGGTGTCGTCGGAGGTCTCGGAAATAGGATAATTTTCCTCGTTTCCTTCGGCTTCGTCTTCATCATCCCATGCAGAATTTGCAACGCAGTCGGCCTCGCGGTCGTAGATAATACGGTAACGATGCGCGCTGTCGCGGCCATCGGGGCTTTCGACGATCCGCCGCTCTAAGGCACCAATTTCAGCAAGCCTGTTGAGTGATGCCTGCACCGTCGAGCGCGAGATATCGAGCTGCGCTGCCATCTTGACCTGGCTTCGCCGGCACCAGTTATCCGTCTTATTCGTATGCTTCCCAAGCAGGCAAAGTACCTGCAGGTCGCGTCCCTTCAGCCGAGGATCATCGACGACCCATCCAGGGATTATTGAGAATCGGTAATTGAAGTCGCTCACGTGGCACCGCCAGTCCGCGCCGCGATCGCAAGATCGATGCGCGCTAGATGAATTGAGAAGAGAATGTTTGGGCGAGTGCTGCCGTCTTTCAGGCACGTCGCCATTTGGCCTGCAACTTTGGCTTCAAGATAGGCGACGCCGGCCGCAAAGCCTGCGTCTGTCAGAATTTTGCGGATTTCCATGTGATGGGTGACGAAGATGCCCGGCGGGCATTGGAACAGCCAGGCGGCGCGCTCTGCATTGCTTAGGCAGTCACGAAGGCCCTCGACGATGGGTAGGAGATCAGTCACTTGCCGATCTCGCTTTCGAGGCGCTTGCGACTGCCGGCGGCAAGACATCGCGATTGGTCTCGCCGACTTTCGGATGAAGCTTTCTAGCCCTTGCGGTTGGATACCATGTGTTGGCCTTTGTCTTGTCACGGGACAGCAGCCCTTTGACGTTGAGGCGCACGCAGGTCTGCCGGTCTGCCGGCGAGCGTTCAACGAAGACATCGCTCTCCAGCGCCGAATTCAGGACGAAGGTCGACCGCTCTCCGGATTTTGGGATCACTATCGTCATGACATCACCCTCCGGTAAGCGACACGGTCGATCCGACGGGTAAGGAGAGCGACGGGATGGGAAATTCGACTGCCCTGGCGGCGGAAGAGGAGATCGATGACCATCATTCGCTCACCACCTTCAAGCCGGATTTGACCCCGCCCTGTGCCTGGACGCCGGCAAGAGCTTGCCGCAACTTCGAGGTGGCGCGCTCGAGATCGGCTGCCACGCGATCCATGCCGTTGGCCTCGGTGTGCGAAACGAACAGGTCGGTCATTGCGGCTCCGCCGCTTGCGGCCAGCGTTCCCGTCTTCTGCATAACTTCGGAAAAAGCGCTGACAAAGTTGACGCTGGCCTTTTGCTCGCCTTCTGGATCGGTCAATCGACGGCCGCTCAGCTCCGCCATCGCCTGGGTAACGACGGGCATCCCGCATTCGGTTTCGAGCGCATAGACCACCGAAAGCGGCATGAGATCGGTGTCGCGGGCATTGTTCATGCGGCCGATGTGGCTAGTCGAGACTGACGAAATCTCAGCGGCGCGGTCGATGCCGCCGACGATCTTGATCAGGTCCCGCTGGGCCGCCTTTACGCGGTGAAACCAGGCATCTGAGGACATGGAAAATCCTTTCCCGCGCCGGGAAATTCGGGCGGTTTTTCCCGTAGTGGGAATGGGTTGGAAAATGTGAGTATCAATCAGTCAGCAGATCAGGGGGGCCGCATGCGCAGGGGATGCCAGAACGAAAAGGACTCTCTGAGCTATCTTCAGGTCCGCCGCCCCGATGGTGGACTTCGCCAAAAACAGCAGGGATGGCGAGCGCGCGCGAGATCGAGAACGTCTTCATTCCGCAGCCTCCGACCTATGGCCGAAAACATCTGGTCTAATCTCGTGCCGCGAAAAGCCACTTATTCGCTCGAACTCCAGGACTCGTTCCGCTGGGACACGCGGCCACGAGTAAAGCGACGTGTGTTTTATGCCCAGCGCGCGGGCCAGACACACTACACCGCCAACCTGCTTCGCAGCTTTTTCGACAATTTCGATCATGGGGCATCGTAGGCTAAACCTACAAATGAAGTCAATCCAGTTCGTAGGTGCAAAATGGTAGGCGTTGACTACAACAAGCTCATGGAAACTTTCGGCTCAAGACTCCGCTACGCCAGGATCGCGAAAGGGCTAACGCAACAGGAAGTTGCCGACGCCTTGAAGATTAACCGCGTGAATGTGTCGACATGGGAGAGCGACGCGACAAGGCCAGAGTCAATTAGAATTCCGGATTTGGTGCGTGTCCTCGACATCACAGAAAGCTGGCTTTTTAGCGCACAAGGTTCACCGCCTGACAAGGTCGAGCGCGCCACGAAGACTCGCGCTCCGAGGGTGGAGATAGTTCCGGGCGAACAGCTTTTGGGAACCGGAAAAATGCCGATCTTCGCTGCCGCTATGGGCGGGGACGGTCACGTGATAGTTACCTTCGATGCGATAGACCACGTGAAGAGGCCCGCCGAGCTCGAAAATGTGAAGGGTGGGTATGGCCTACTAATTGCCGGTGATTCGATGGTACCGGCATTTCGCCCTGGCGACATGGCCTTGGTAAATCCGCATCTGCCGCCGGCGCGGGAGCGAAATGTCATCCTTTACCACACTCCGCCAGATGGCGGAGATGTCGAAGCGATCGTAAAACAATTGAATGGCTGGAGCGAGCGGGAGTGGCATCTTCAGCAGTACAATCCGCCGCTAGAATTCAGTGAGTTCAAGCAAGAATGGCCCATATGCCATCGCGTCGTCGGAAAATACGACGCACGCTAGCCGGTCATTTCTAACAACTCATGCGGAACGTCTCCGTACTGGGCAATCACGTAGGCGTCATCCCAATCCCCTGTCTCCGGATCTCCGCGTCGGGAAAACGCTACCACACTCGCACTCGTCTGGGCGATCCGCTCCGCCATAACCTCACAATGGTTTTTGTCCCTGGCTTGCTTAGGCTGATCGGGAATCAATGCGCCTTTTTTCCCGCGCTGGTATGCCTGAACAACAAAATAGGTGACCACTCAAATCTCCTTCGTTCTTTTTCTGTTCTCATAAAACCTCAGAAACGAATCTGAGTCGAGTCGAAAGAACGTAGGGTTTGCCTACTTTTTTAAGTTTGACAGATTTGTAGGAATAGCCTACGTTTTTTGCTTGTCCGGTCGATCTCCTCCTCCCAGTCCCCGGATACCGCGACCCGCCGCTGCCGCCTCCCTAAAGGCAGCGGCGGAGCGGCGCCGGGAGGTTTCCAGTGGAGTAAATCATGCAGCTAGCTATCGCATACACGGGCCTCGTCGCTCGTAATATCCCCTTTGAAATGGCCCAGCTTGCCCTTGAACTGGGCGAGGGCTTGACGCGCACCGATCTTAAGCGCCACGGCTACACCGACAAAGAGATCGACCGTTGCTGGCCTCAGGCTGCGGCGATCTTTCTTCGCCAGTCGACGTATCGCGCTCGATAGGCGGGGCAGGGCTATGAACTATTTCACGCCGTTCATGGACGTTCCACGCCGCCGTAGGTACGGCCTCGAAGCACTTATCGAGCGCAATGTGTTGCGCTCGAACGTCGCCTCCATTGTAGTTTCTGCTCCCATCTTTTTCGCGCTTGGCTTCGCTGTAGCAGCGCGGCTTATTGGTCGTACGTAGAGGTGCGCGATGAGAGACCAACGCAACGAACTCCTTCCCGTCTCACTCCCGCCACTTGGCCTAAGCCGTGACCAGGCCGCGGCACTCGTCGGTATTGGAACGGCTCTCTTCGACAAGAGCGTCGAGGTCGGCACGATGCCGCAGCCGCGTCTGATCGCGCGGCGATTGGTGTGGGATGTCGACGAGCTGGCAGCAGCGTTCCGCCGCCTTCCGCATCGCGCCGGAGCCTTCGGTTCCTATCATGAACTTGACGATGTCCAGCCGCAGGGTAATGCTTTCGACAATGCCAAAAAAGCTCAATGACAATCTGCCGAAGGGTGTGATCCTCGATCGCGATTTCCGGACACGGGAAGCGCGGTACTACTTCCGTGCACCAGGGCGGAAAAAGATCAGGCTTAGCGAGACGCCGGGAACCAAGCCGTTTGAGGAGGAGGTAGCGTGCGCGCGCCTCAATGTTCCTTACGCGCCTGCCGGCAAGCAATCCGAGCCGAAGGTCGTTTTGAACAGGACGCACGTCCCGGGTTCGGTGGATTGGTTGGTCACCGAATACAAGCGCCGCATCCGTGGCAAAATCAACGATACGCTTTTGGCGCGCCGATCGTCGATGCTTGAAGAAATCTGCGACCATAAATTCGGGAACGCTCGTTGCGGTGATCTACCGTTTGCCGACATGCTGCGCCGGCATGTTTTGGAAATGCGCGACGAGCTGCGCAACACACCAGGAGCGCAGAACGAGGTGGTCCGCGCGCTGTCTGCGATGTTCTCGTGGGCGGTCGACAACGACATTGCGGGCGTCAGTATCAACCCGGCTGCGAAGATTAAGCTTCTCCATTCGGGTGACGGTTTCCATACCTGGACAGTGGACGAGGTGCGTCGGTTTGAGGCGAAGCACCCTGCAGGAACAAAGGCGCGGTTGATGATGCACCTCGCGCTTTACACCGGCCTGCGCTTAAACAATATCGCTACGCTCGGCCGACAGCATATCCGCAACGGGGTTCTGAGGATCCGGCCGAACAAGACTGTGAAGACCAGCGGGGTTACCGTAGAGGTCCCCATACTGCCTGTCCTGCAAACGACGATCAACGAGAGCCCGGTCGGCAACCTCACGTTCCTTGTGACGGAGTTCAACAAGCCATTTTCTGTGAAAGGTCTTGGTCAGAAGATGCGCGAGTGGTGCGACCAGGCGGAGCTGTTTCATTGCTCAACGCATGGCTTGCGAAAAGCCGGCGCGACGATCGCCGCCGAGAACGGCGCGACGGATGAGGAGCTGATGGCGATCTTCGGGTGGACGACCAAGAACCAGACTACAACCTATACGAAAAAGGCGCGCCGCGCGAAGATGGCTGCAGGGGCCATGCATAAGCTTGTGCCGGAACAAAAGTAGTCTCGATTTTGTCCCACACATTCGACAGTTCTAAAATGTGGGACAAAAAGGCCGATTTTGATCAACAAAAACAGCCCCAAGGTTTGTAGGTGGTGCCCCATGCCGGAGTCGAACCAGCACTTCTTTCGAAACTCGATTTTGAGTCGAGCGCGTCTACCAATTCCGCCAATGGGGCAACGGATACCGACGAGCGGGGTCTCTAGCATGCGACCGGGCGCCCGCGCAAGGCGGGCTCGCGACTTATCAGGGCTCCGAACTCGGGTTAACGGGCTTTCTTGATTGCACACTGTGTGATTCTGTAGGTCTCCGTTGATTCTGGAGGCTTATCGATGGATTTTGAGAT